GCGGCGATGGCCACGCCGCCGGCCGCGACGACCGCCGTGGCGAGGGTCCGCTCGGCGAGGTCGCGCGCGTAGGTCTTCGCGGTCTTCACCACGGTCTCGGCGGCGGGCAGGTTGATCTCAGACATGGGTTCCTCACTTCGCTTCGAGGGCAGCGAGCCGCTTGCCCTGCTCGGTGACGGTCTTCTCCAGGGCGGAGAGCCGTTGTTCCACGGTCGGCTTCGGCGCCGGGGCCGGGGCCGGGGAGGTGGGCGGAGACCACGACGCCGGATGCTTCAGCCGCTCCGCGACGTCGGCCCGGAACTGCTTCATGGAGAACGTGAACCGACCGCGGGTGCCGTACCCCTCCACCGGCCCGCGCGGATCGACCTTGCCCTCCACAGACGTCTCCAGGTGGCCAGCGCACGACTCGGCCGTCCACCCGTGGTGGCGGCACACGGCAGCATTGATCCGGACCCAGGCGTCGTACTGCGCCCGCGGGTACACGTCCTTGCCGTCGCCGCGGTTCTCCGTCTCGATGCCGTACGCGACGTCGTTGCCGTCGACTGTGCCCGACGCCTTCGACGGGGCCGGATGCGTGGACTGCTCGTCGCGGAACGAGGCGTAGGCGTTGGCCGCCATCAGCCCGGCGTGGTTCGCCCGGCCAGCGCTGCACATCGTGGCCGTGCCGTCCTTCGCGAGGTAGACGTGCGCGAGCGGCGCCGGCAGCCCGGGCACGCCGACGCGGGCGACGACGTCCCGCGAGTTGTAGCCCGCGGTGTGGTGGTTGAGGAACATGTGGACGGAGCCGAACGGCTTGCCGGTCTCGTCGTCGCGCTCGCGGGTGCGCCAGCCGGGGTACTCCACGACGCGGACACCTTCGGCCTTGAGGATTCTCAGCCACTGGTCCGGGGTGAGAGGGGTTGCCATGGGCGTGCCTTCTTTCAGAGGAGTCGTGCGTAGCGGGGGGCGCCGCCGATCGAGCCGCCGCCGCCGTACCGGCCGCCGGTCGTCGCGCCGCTGGTACGGCGGACCTGGATCTGCACCTTCAGCTGGGTGGCGTTCCGGTACGGGGTGAGGTCGAGAGTCACGCTGGCCAGCAGGAAGCTGAACGTGGCGGGGACGCTGCCGCTGGCGATGACCGTGGTGTCGTCGAGCTGCACGCGCCACTCACCGCCGGTGTTCGCGGCGCCGACGGCGTCGCCGATGAACACCATCCCCAGCTCCAGGCGGCTGGTGCGCGGGGCGAGGATCGTCTCCCACAGCGTCGTGAACGAGGTGGAGTCCTCGTAGACCAGGCCGTGCAGCGACGTCGGGTAGAACGGCAGCTCGTCCCTGACCCAGCCACTGCGGCGGAGCGCGGCCAGCTGGTCCTCTACGGCGGCGAGCCGGTGCAGGATGTCGGGGCTGCGGTAGGTCTTCGGCATGTCACGGCTCCACGCAGGTCAGACGGATCCGCTCGGGCCCGTTCGCGGCGGTGTTCTGGATGCCGACGATGCGCAGTACGCCACGCCGCCCGGACGGGCTGAGCGGCTCCGGATCGATGACGAACCACGCCTCGTCGCCGACCTCGTAGGAGCCGAACTCGGGGTCGGCGTCGGCCGCGACCTCGAACGTCGGCTGCACGGTGGCCTGCGAGCGGGCAGCAAGGTCGGCGTTCGTCATGCCCTGCACCTGCGCCTGGTCGACCACGCCGTCATAGGTGGCCACTCCCTCCAGCAGCGGCCACCCGGAATCGATCAGGTCCTGAGCAGTGGCGGTGCGCACGATGCGCGCTTCGCCCGTCCCGGCGCCGAGGCCCGACATATGGGTGACCAGTGACGTGCCGTCCTCGGGCCACTCGTACGAGAGGATCGCCCCGTGGCCGCCGCCCTTGGTGAACACCAGCCCGGACTGGGATACCGGCCGGCCGCGGCGCGGGTACCAGGTGCGGGCGCGCCGGAAGCGGGTGGGCGGCTGGTTGTTCGCGGACGGCGTCCACCCCACCTCAATGCCGAAGTCGAACCCGTCGTCGGCCGCGGCCAGCTCGGCGATCGCCTTGTAGATCTCGGGCCGCTCGTATCCGTAGTAGGTCACGGTGCGGTTGATGCCGTCGGCAGGGGACGTCAGCGGGTTGAGGTCGATGCCGATGTTGCCGCCGGGCTGGTCCTGCGCGTACCGCAGCAGAGACCAGACGATGAACTTCTGGTCGGTGTACAGGCGCTGGCCGCCCTGGTTGACGTAAGCCGGGTTCAGCAGCAGGGACGTGTCCGTGGACAGGGTCTTTTGGACGTAGCGGTGCTGGTAGTACGACGTGAACTCGGCGGCCTGGATCTGCTTGCCGCCGGTGGTGGGCCGGCGGGTCCACACGATGCCGCCCCACACGAGGACGCCGTCACGGTCGACGTACACGGCGGTGCGGCCCGGGGTGCTCGCGGTCTCCGGGTCGAGCGGCAGCGTCTCACGGTTGTACGGGATGGTCCCGGACAGCTGGCCGATCCCGGTCAGCTCGTAGGAGTAGGTGACCTCGGCGAGCGGTAGCTCGGCGAGCACGGTGTCCGTGCGCAGGTCGCAGAACAGGTACGTGTAGGTGTGCCGCATCAGTCGGCCCACCACGTGCAGGACGGGAAGCCGATCCACTGGGAGCCGATGGCGCCGACGGTGCGGAAGTCTCCGGCGCCGGTGATCTCGCAGCGGAACATACCGGTGACGTTGCTCGAGCTGGTGCCGCCCACGGCCCACACGTCCTGGTACGACGTCGCGGACTGAAGCGGCCGGTACCCGGCGGGGATGAACCCGGCGAACGTGGTGCCGTCGGGGATGACGCCGGCCGTCCGGTTCATGCGTCCGCGTAGGAAGCACTGCCCGTTGATCTTCCGGATCTGCACCGGGTAGGCGTTGGCGGAGAAGGTCGTGTAGCCGCTGGGCAGGGCGAGGGTGACCCAGCCGGTGTCCTCCCGCAGGATGCCGAGCGTGCCGTCCTGCTTGCCGTACCGGAAGACGTCGGTGTCGGTGAGGTACTGCACCTGCCCCGGGTGCAGCCTGGTCGGGGCGTTGTTCGACCCGACCGGCACGATGCCGCCCGCGGCCACCGTGTACTGCCGGACGTCGCCGATGTTCGCCGAGGTGATGCTCGTCTGGGACGGGCCGATGGAGATGTCCGCCAGGATCTGCGCGTTGGGCGGGATGGTGCCGCGCACCGTCGCGCCGGCCGACGCCGCGTACGGGCCCTGGATCACCTCCAGTCGCCACTCCGACGCCGAGCCCACGTACTCGGCGTCGTACACGGAGGCGACGACGGTGTCCTTGCGGTACTGGCCGGCGCCCCCGGCGGGCTGCACCGTCAAGGTCACGTCGCCGTCGTTGACACACACGTACGTGCCGGACCCGCCGGTGTCGTGCTGGTCGATGAGCGCGAACCCGGCGGACACGATCACCGTCATGTTCGGTGTGGCCGCGGGCCTCACCTTCAGCTGGTAGTTCTGGTACGAGGGCTTGACGCCCTGCCGGATCCGCAGCGGCGTCGCCTCGTCCACGGCGACGCCGGGATACGACAGCAGAGCGGTGAGCGCCAGCCGGTCGTTACGGGCCGGGTAGCTGCCGGCCTGCATCCAGGTCGGCGGTTGGATCAGGGCCACGGGCCCTCCTCTCTTACAGGCTGGTGTCGCGCCAGGTGACGGTCAGCAGGGACGTTTGACCGGACGCGCCCGACAGGGCGGCGCCGCGGTAGGCCAGTTCGTTGGGACCGGGCTGGAGCACCGGCCAGATGGATCCCGCGCGCACCCAGGTACGGCGGGGGCTGGTCCCCATGAACAGCACCGCCCGCGACCGGGTGTCGATCAGCACGTACTCCCCGGCCTGGAGGGTGGTGTCCAGGGTGAGCAAGCCGCCCGTGGTCACCTGCTCGATCGCCGGGGTCGCCACCGGCCCGTCCAGGCGCAGGACCGGGTAGGCGGGCGAGGCACCGTTGTTGACGGCGATCACCCGCCCGGACGTGCCCGCGCTGCCGTACGAGCGGGGGAAGGTGAGCGGGTAGGTGCGGCCGGCGGCCGGGCTGTACGCGGTCGTCGATGCGATCTGCTCGGTGATCCCGTACACGTACGGGTCCGGGCAGTAGAACTCCAGCGCGGCGTCCCCGATCCGCCACAGGTACTCGGCGTCGTACGGGATGCTGCGCTTGCGGACCTTGGCCAGCACCATCACGCCTTGCCCGGGGAACTGCAACGGCTGCGGCTCGTCCTGCGGCTGCGTCGCGTTGCGCAGGGCGATGCTCAGCGCGCGCAGATCGTCCGGGCTCTCGCCGCGCAAGCCCAACTTGAGCTGCACGATCCGCGGCCCCGTGTAGTCGGGGCCGCTGTAGTCGCCGTGCTGACCCGGCCGCTCCACGTCCTGCGCGCGGATCTCGGGCAAGTCGTCCAGGCCCTCCAGCGCCGTCACCGTGTACGGCGTGCCGGGCCCGAACGTGAGCGAGCCCCACTGGATCTGGCCGAGTCGCTGCTGCGCCATCACGCCCCCCTCACGAGGCCCTGCCACGACAGCGCGCGCAGGATGCCGTCAGGGCTCGCCTCGCTCCCGTACAGGTTGAACGTGTTGTGCTGGTCCCCGCGTCCGGCCGGGCCCGCGTAGACGGCGGCCAGCTGGCCAGCCGTCGGCGTCACCGCGAGCGAGGCGCGCACACCGGACGCGGCGCCGAGCATGTCCGCCGCGACCGTGCGGGCGGCTGCGACGACCTTGGCCGCGTTGGCGAGGACGCCGCCGCGCCAGCCCTCCATATCCATGACGCCGATGTCGCGGAACGCCTGCGAGGGCGAGTGGGTGCGGTGGGCCTTCTTGACCGTGGTCAGCATCCCTTGAGCGATCCGCCGCATCGTCGCCTCGATCTGCCGCTCCTGCGACCGCAGCCCGGCGACCAGGCCCTGCGCCGCGCGGACGCCCGCCCCGTACAGGGCGTCGCCCACGGTGGCGCCGGTCGCGGACGCGCTCTTGGCGAGCTGCGCCTGGAGGTCGTTGATGCGGCGCAGCTCGGCCGGTGTGGCCCGGGCCAGCGCGGCGGCGGTCGCGGCTCCGCCGGCCACGCCGGCGTCGGCGATCTGCTGGAGCAGGTCCGAGCGCAGCCCTGCTTTCTTCAGCCGGGTGATGTTCGCCTGGAACGCCTGGCTGGCCTTCAGTGCCTGCTGAAGTTCCACCGTGATCGCGCTGACGGAGTTCACGTCGGCGTGGCCGGAGGTGATGTTGGCCTCGCCGAGGATGCCCTCGCGGATGTCCGAGGACGCCTTGTCGCGCGCCTTGACCAGGTCGGTCAGCTTCTTCTGTGCGGCGGCCAGCCGCTTGATCACCGCGTCCCGGCGACTCGTCAGCTTCTCCAGCTCCGCCGTCGCCCGGGCCAGCGTGCGGCCGATGCCCGTACGCACGTTGGCGGGCAGCGCCTTGGTGATCGACTCCAGCGTGGACCGCAGCTTGCCCGTCGTGCCGGTGATGCCGCGGATGAACCCCTCGATCAGCAGGCGGCCCGCGGGAGTCAGGATCTTCGCGTCCCGGGCGGGCGGGCCCTTCCAGTCGGTGAGCCCATCGGTGATGTCACCGAGGGTGGACTTGACGCTGCCGATCATGCCCTTGATGCCGTCGATGAAGCCTTGGATCAGGGCCTTACCGGCGCCGAGCAGAACGCCGCTCAGCGACCCGAGCGCCGCCTTCGCCCTCCCGGGCAAACCCTTGACCCACGTCACCGCTTCACCGATCTTGGTGGTGATCGCGGACACCAGCTGCGCCCCGGCCCGGATCGCGGGCCCGGCCAGACTGGACGCCAGCGACGAGAGCGCAGACATCGCACGGCCGGGCAGCCCCTGAATCCAGCCCACCGCAGTGGTCACGCCTTGCCCGACGGCCCGGCCCATACTGGCCACCTGCTGGACCACGGCCGCCACGACGCGGACCACGGCTTCCTTGACGATCTGCCAGGCGCGGGAAAAGTCCCCGGACAACAAGGCGGTCAGGGCCTGCACGACAGGGATCACGATCATCGTGATCCGTGAGGCCAGCACATCGGCGACGATGCCTGCCAGCCCGGCGATCAGACTGATCAGCGGCTGGATGATCGGCATCAGCCCCTGCAAGATCTTGACGACGAGCTGGCCCACGGCGGTGATCAGGGGGCCGAGCGCCACGAACAGCTGCCCGAAAGCGGCGCCGATCGTGGCCAGGCTCGGCGCCAGCTGGATCACCAGACTGGCCAGCACCGGGAACAGAGTTTGCGCCAGCTCCCGCAGCAGCTGCGCGAACGGCGCGACGACCACCGGCAGCTGCGCGAGGATCGGCGCCAGCGCCGTTTGCAGGGCCACCGCGAGCGCGCTGACGACCGGGGCCGCCGCAGCGAAGATGGCGCTCACCGCGGCCAGGAGCGGGGTCAGCGCGGGCAGCAGCGCAGACACCAGCTGGCCGATGACCGGCAGCAACGGCGTCACGGCCACCAGCATCTGACCGACCGCGACGGCCACCGCCTGGAGCACGGGACCCAGCGCGCCGATGATCGGTGTCAGCGCCGTGCCCAGCGCTGTGACCAGCGTCTGGATCGGGGGGCCGAGCGCGGACACCACCGGGGCGATCGCCATGAGCGCCTGCCCGATCAGCGGCGCGCTGGGTCC